TGTGATACATGAAAATCTTCCGATTTTGTCCGAATCCATCTGGGGATTCCAGAACTACAAGTTCCAGCTTTAGCTGTTCCCCCTTCCCTGAATTAGTCTCCTTAATTTCGGCATAGTCGATTGACAGCAAGTATTCCCCATCTGGCAGGGGCTTAAAGTCAGCATCGACATCCTGAACTGGCTTTTTATCTGCGACACTAAAGTCGTATATGCTCTTTTCCATCTTTCTTTTCCTTTTTCTTTGGTTCTTGTTTGGCGGTATCGCCCTTATCCGCTCTAGCCACTTCTATCGCAGACATTAATGCCTTCCAATCCAAGTCAATCTTGTCTGGAAGTGCAACTCTTGTTTTACTTTCGTAGGAAGGATCATTGCCAATATTGAGCAAACGTCTTCCTGTAGTAGTAGGTTTAAATTTAGCTCCACTAAACCCTTGAGCCTCCTGCTTGACTGTGAAGGTTTCGATATTCACATAACACAAAATGTCGAGCCACTCCCGGAAATAATTCCTTACATTTTTTTCTAGCGATACATCCCAGCGGTCATAGGAATCTACATTAGGGTCGTTCAATGTTTGGATTTTGGCATGGGAGATAATTAGAATATTGAAGCCTAAGTCTCTTATCATATCCAGAGATTTGAACAGTTTTACAAAACGTGCCATAGACATTTGATGCCCAACTCCAAACGCAAGTGCTTTGTCGTTAATTGACCCGGACTTAACTCCTCTCTCTGCACAAATTTCTGCATGGATTTGCTTCTCCACCCAATCTATAGAGTCAATTGCAATGGTATCCTGCTTTATATCTTTATTGTGCTTGTGAACGTATCTTAAAAAATCAAACAAGTCTTCTGTAGTACCTCCAACCAAATCTACAGACTCGCAATCAATTTCATTCAGCCCACCTTCAACGTCAGCTATCAAGGCATCTTTGGCAAGGGTCGATTTGCCTGTTGCCCCCTGACCAAATACCCCAATCTTCAAGGGTTTTTTCTTCTTTCCTTTGTTGATTTTTATTTCCATTTTCTCTCCTATAGAATTTTAAAAGTGCGATAAGTAGACTTGCTGACATACTTATCGTTATGCCACAATTCCGGCATAACTTGTCTCAAGGCTTTTTGATCAAGCCTTGAGCTTGACCCATTTTTCCATTGAGCTATTCTGTCCCTAGAATTAGGGTCATAAACATAGGTTGCATCCTGAATTATATTTTGAATATTTGCTTGGTTTTCAGCCTTGCGCATTTTCAGAATCTTTTCTTCTTCCGCTATCTGTTTTGCTTCTGCAACTAGATTCAAAAACAAGGGTGTCGCTTCTATACTTGTTTCTTCAAGGTTAGCAGAAGGGAAAATATATAATGCTTCATCTGGTGTGCGAGCTGGGGGGGATAATTTAGGTAGCAGGTAATTATTATAAAACTCTTTGAGCTTCCTTACCTGTTCTTGAATTGCATCTTCATCACGCTGAATCTTGAATACCCTAAAATCGTTGCCTCCTATCAAGACAGCAAGCCACCAATAATCCCAGCCTGTGATATACAGATAATGATTGATCTGGCAACGATACTGGGCAGGGATTCTAGGATTCGGGTCTAGGTGTTCGCTATATTCTTTCTTCTTATACTCAGAAGCTGTTTTGATTTCCAAGCCCACGTTTTGTCCTTGAATCTTCGCATCTATATGTCCTTGGGCTAAGTCCCAATCCTTAGAAACGTATGTGCGGTTTACGAACCTAATCTTTAAATCCATCTCTGCCGCAAACCTTTTCCCAATCATTTCTTCAGACCAGATTCCAGATTGAACAAATCTATTTTCTTTTAAATCTGGCTGTGGTATCTTCCCCCAAAATAAATCACAAGCAACATTTGGACTTTGATAATCGTTTAATCCCAAGAACGCTGAAGCATTTCCTCCAGTGATTTTACCTAATCGTACTGCCGGGTCTTGTTCAGGTTTCATTTCAAATCCTTTCTAGGATATTTTTAATATCTTCTTGGTCATCCACCTTTTCCGAATCAGGGACGATCCCATCCCTTTTATTTAACTTCTTCATTTCGTGCCGCCATTCCTTCAATGCTTTTTCGTAAAGGTAGTCGATTTCACCTTTCCAATCTTTTAACAAATCCGCCTTCATAAGTGGGGATAACCCCTGAAAGAATGATTTAATCTTAACCTCACCTTCTCCGAAATAAAGATTTGCATGACAGTTAATAGCGATCTTTTTCATTTTCTCACTCATTTACACTCCTTCCAAAACCAGCAGAAAAATGCTTTCCGGGCTTTCTTGTTTCGGGTTTCTTTTGAATTTCTAATAACTTTCATCAACTTGTAATTCTTCAGCTCTTCCTTCGCAGGAAAATTTATTACTTGTCCCATTTGATCTCCTATTTAATGTGAACGGACAGCCTACACGCTCTGATTCAGCGATGTCTAATCACCTTACTCAAACCTCCTCCTCACCCTGCCTTGGCTGTCCGTAAAAAGAGCAACTTCCATGTCGCTCATAAACTTTTATCTTCGATTGGCCTTTTAAATGTGATGACTTTCCCGGAAGCGGTAGCTTTTCTGAGAGCCTCTGCTTCCTTCCCCTTCTTAACTCGTACTCTTGCAGCCTCTGCAAATGCAAAATGTTCCTTGTCAGTCTTCCTGTGGCTACCCTCAGTCAACCCATCTATATATTCACTCATTTGTTCTCCAATATAATAAAACCTGTTTCTGACCAGAACTTCTTGGCCTCTATGTGCCAAACCTTGCAATCCTCTGGAAGTAGCGAATCCATCAATCCTTTGGCGAGATTGTCCGTGTCTGGGCGAGATTTTTTAGGCTTGCCGAGCAGCTTATTTTTCTTCTTCTTTGACCAAGATGGAGGTATTGGGAAATGAAATTCCATGTATATAGCTTCGCCTAATACAAAGTCTGCGGCTAAACAGGCTTGTCGCAGTTCATCTGAGTATGCTCTGTATCTAAGGACTACAGCTCTTTTTCTCCAGCGGTCTGCCCTGTTTTGTCTGGGAGCTGGCATAGGAGTAATGTCAATTTGCATCTGATGTCTCCGCTAGTTCATCCATTAATTCTAATTCATACCCAAAGCCGAACATGGTTTCAACAGACCAACCGGACAAATTCAGGATATTTACATCTGGAGTCCTACCATTTAATTGCGCTGGGAAAAGTTCGATCTCGCCACCATTTTTTAAGTAGCTTTGAATTTCGCCTGAGTATCCAGAATTGGCTGTAGAAAAAGGGTTTAATTTTATTGCTGGCTTTTGTTTTTTTGGTTCTTCTTTTTTAGGAGGAGGTGGACAAGTAAATGTCATATTCCTATTAAAAAATATTTTCTGGGGTTTTGATCCTGAGTTTGACTTTCGCTGCTGCCTACTCTTTTTTGCTTCATATAAGTTCCGGCAGGTTCTGCAACAGCACTTGTGGCTTGCATTGCGTGGTCGAAAGATTTCACCACAGAAAACGCATCCTATTTTTTTTAGTAGTGGGTTGCATTCCCGGTATCTTTTTTTGCCTATTTCAACCTTTAGGTATAAAGCACATGATTTTGAACAGTATTTCTTCTGCATACCTGTCAGGGGCTTTGAGCAAACAACGCATTTCATCTATGCCTTTTTGGGACATAGTTTTGCGCCTCCTCTTTAATCCTTTGCGCTTGTGCGTTCTTCTTGCGGAAGATTGCAGCCTTTTTTAATTCCGGGCGTAAGTCTTCCCGGAGTAGCCTAATCTGAGTCGCTAGGTTATTTACAGCATCGATGACTTCCTGCTCCATCATGCTGCATACTCAGATTCAAACAGTTCCTTTGTCAGTTCCTCATTTGCTTCTTTGACAAGCGTGTTTCCAGCAGCCATCACTTTCTCAATAAGCTCTTGGTTTAACAAACGGCAGACAGTCTGCTCTGACTCATTGGCTAGATATGCAACAGACTTCAGTGTTACTCCTGCCTTTTTCATTCTCTTCCTAAGAATGGAAATTTTATCCATGTTCTCCTTTTTTAATTATTTTCTTGACATTATCAGGGAACTAAGTTATTTTTCTTATAAAGTTATTTCCCTTTAGTGTGAAGGCGTTTTAGCTTTGTTTAATGTTAAACATGTTGACAATCATACATAACTGTGATGCCATTGTCAATATAAATTGATTAATTATATAACCAATTATTATGGAAAAGGATCAAGAAATAAAACGGAGGATTCTGGATGTTGTAGAAGTGCATAAGGGAAATCAGTCTGATTTTGCTAGAGCAATAAATCTAAAGCCCAGCCATCTATCAATGATACTATCATCATCCACCACAGGACTTTCAGCAGCAGTGCTAAAATCTTTTGCCGATTATGGAGTAGACATGAATTGGCTGCTTACTGGTGAAGGAGAGATTATGAGGAATCGTACTCCAACAAAGGAATATGAGAAACAAATCTCTGAGCTTGAGCAACAGGTCAGGGATGCTAACAACTTGATTAACTACTTAGAGAGGTTTATTCGCAAT